ATAAAAATGCAGGTGATATTGTAGGTGAAGGTGTAACATCTGATGTAGGTACTGTTCCAGTATTTATCGGAGATGATGTTTCAGCAACAGCCGCTGTAGCAAAGGGATTAACATTTAAGTTTATTCCAAATCCATCGTTAACTTCAAGTATCAGAACAACAATAACTGTTTATGGTAACGAAACCGGTGGTTCACAAACGATTCCAATAACCGTAACATATGTACAATAATTAAACTATGGCAGTAATAAGAGACAATAGAGGAGCCCTATTAGCAAGTAATTTATCACAATACTTAGCAGGTGCAGCTAACACCGCAGGAACTCCGGTCGATACAAACGAATTAGTAAACATCGTAAACCAATTTTTGGGTCAAGGTGAACAAATTAATGCAGATATAACTACCATCTCTAATGGTATTTACAAGAAATTTGGAACAATTGATAAGGTAACAAATAGAACCGAAATCGTAACTTCTGGAATATGGAGTGGTGATACTGGTTCATTGAATACTAAAGCAAACTATACATCATCTACACAACAAACAGGTGTAAGTGGTAAATATTATTTAGATGTATATAACGCATTAATAGAATCCGATACAGCAGAGGTTCAATTCTCTATTGCATATGGTGATGTTGATGGTAAAGGAGCACCTACGTTAACACAGGATGATTCATCTACACTTTCAACTAAAGCAGTATACAATCAATTTAAAAATGTTTTATTAGATAACGCAGATTCTTATTTTAGTGTTTACAATGCTACAACTGCTGGTGCAAACGATTTAAGAAATTTCTATGTAATAAATGTTAATAGAGCAAGATATAAAGAAAGATTGGATCCAGGTAATTTTTCATTAACGCTATCTGGTTCAAATGGTATAACAACTTTAATTGATGATAGTGGTGGAACTGATGAAAATGTAACAACTGCAGGTAGAGTTTACAATATCGTAAGTGGTTCATTGAATATAGGAAACGCATTAACTGCATCTATCAATAGTTACCAACACTTAGGACAAGGATATGGTTTATTCTATCCTGATATGGGTGTTATATTATTGAATCCTAAAGCTATGGCATCTTCAACTTCTCCATTCTTAGGTGAAGCTAGTTCTTCTATATCAAATATTTATCACCAAAATAATGGTAATAAATCTGGTTCAGTAGCATTATTGATGGCAATTAGTGGTGGAGCTGATTTTCAAGCTCGTAGAACTGAGAATGTTTCTACATCTCATTATTTTGTAAGAGCAAACAATAGAGAATTTAATTTCTCTAACAACCCAACATTTGTAACAGGTTCAGTTGGAGCATTTGTTCAATCAACATTTGAAAGAGACCCTAAGGTGTATATCACTTCAGTAGGTTTATACGATGATGCAAATGAATTATTAGCAGTAGCAAAAACTTCAAAACCAATTGAGAAATCATTTGATAAAGAAGTAGCAATAAAAGTAAAGTTGGATTTCTAATCGGAAATAACTAATAAACTTCTAACCCACCTTTTTTGGTGGGTTTTTAGTTTCTGAATATTTATATACGATATGTTAAAAAGAATACCTAAATCAGATATTAGTATTAGACCTTTCAAAGCCTACAAAGAGTGGAGTTTTTTAAGTGGTTCTAGTATTACTTTAATGGAAGCTGAAAATACATCATTCTATGATACGAACAATGATGTAACTATTGGAAATGGGGTTACATATAATAAACATTCATTGTATGGTCAATTGAATTCTTTATTTTATGCAAATGTAGATAATCCATTTTATAGAGTTGGAAGTAAATCAAACCAACCTACGTCTGTAAGTGGTGAAAGAGTATTTAATAGTAAAGCTAAAATATTAGCTATTCCACAATCTATATTTGGTGAAGAAATTAAAAAAGGAAGTTTATCTTTAGTAGATAGTGTTACATCTACTATATTTGTTGAAAATGGGACCGGGTCTTTGATGAGTGGGTCTACAATAGTTGGTGATGTTTTTTATGACCATGGATTGGTTGTATATACTCACACCGCTTCATTAAATACTACATTAACCGGAGATTGGAGAATAAATTTTAAATCAACCGAAACTATTTATGAAAATGAATATTTACTAATTGTAAACGAAGATGAATTCAATATATCTACAAATCCTTCGGCAATTATTTCGGTGGGTGGTTCTACTATTTCTTTTACAGATTCCGATGGAACTACTAAGATTGTAACAGAAGAAACTCCTGTAAAATATATTCGTAAAAAATCTACACTTGATGATGGTTCGGTAATAGACCGTAGATTTGGTTCTTCTTTTAATAATTCCATATCAGGTGGGTTTGAGCATTGGGATTTAAGTGGTTCAATAGATAGTACTGGTTCATTTTTAACACCATTTATTACAACAATTGGATTGTATGATGATAATTGTGATTTAGTAGCTGTTGCTAAACTTCCGCAACCAATTAAATCGGAACCTGATATTCCTGTAAACTTTATTGTACGATTTGATACATAATCTATATTTATTAATAAACAAATAAAAATATGTCAAAGATTTTAGAATTATACAAATCAGCACAAAAGGCTTTAGGATTAGATAAAATCACTAAAGAAGCTGGTATTAAGAAACAAACACCATATACTACTAATGATTTAAAAAAAGTAGATGAGCAAGTATTAACTGCTGATAAATTTAAAGTAGGTAGAAAGGGAGAATTGAAATCAGCTAAATATTCTGATTCAATCAAAAAATAAAAAAACATTTAATGGCTAAAAAAGTTACAAAGAATTCTAGCAAATGGGTTGCTAGAAAATACGGATTTAAATCTGGTCTTGAGGAAAATATATCTAATCAAATAAGTAGTAAAGGAATTGAGGTAAAATACGAATCCGAAAAAATTCCATATACTATACCCGCATCTGAGCATCACTATCATCCTGATTTCAAACTACCAAATGGTATATTTGTGGAAACAAAGGGTAGATTTGTTGCAGCTGATAGGAAAAAACATATGTTAGTTAAGTCTCAAAACCCCACAATTGATATTCGTTTCGTATTCTCCAATTCAAAGAATAAAATCACTAAAACATCAAAAACCACTTATGGGGATTGGTGTGATAAGAACGGAATTAAGTATTCTGACAAAATAATACCAGATTCTTGGTTCGAGGAGTAAAATAGTTCCCAAATTATTTGGAAATATCAAATATTGTTCATATATTTGTATTGTGTTGAATAGTACTGACAAATCCAAAGTTATTACAACGCTTTCTAATGCGTTGGGTAGTTACTCCAATCTAAAGGGTAACGAGTTAGCATTTTATTGTCCATTTTGCAATCACCACAAACAAAAACTTCAAGTCAATACGGAAACCCAAAAATGGCATTGTTGGACTTGTAATAGTGGTGGTAAAAAATTAACTTCTTTATTAAAGAGGTTGGATGTAGATAGAAACACAATATCAATTATTAGAGAAATCTATGGAGATTCTCATTATAATCCCCAAAATGAGGATGCAGATACAAAAGTATATATTTCCTTACCAAAAGAATTTAAATCGCTTAGTGAAGTTCCTAAAGGGTTTAATCCCGAATATAAACATGCTATGTTCTATCTTACCCAAAGAGGTATTAATATAAAGGAAATCATTAAATATAATATTGGATATTGTACGGAAGGTTTATATGCAAAACGAGTTATTATACCATCGTATTTATCAGATGGACAATTGAATTATTTTGTTTCTCGTTCATATTATCCGGATGAAAAAATGAAATATAAAAACCCTCCAATTAGTAAAAATGTAATTTGCTTAGAATCGCAAATCAATTGGAATGAGCCAATTATATTATGTGAGGGAGTATTTGATGCAATTACAATTAGAAGAAATGCAATTCCGTTATTGGGTAAATTTCCATCCAGAACATTGGTTGAGAAAATCTTTATGAACGGAGTTACTGATATAATAATTTCATTAGATAGTGATGCAATTAATGAAGCACTAAAAGCTGCAGAGTATTTTAGAAAGCAAGGTATAAATGTAAAGATGATGCATATGAAAGATAAAGATGCATCTGAAATTGGATATGATAAGTTTTATGAAGAACTAAAGAAAACTAAAGAGTTTTCAAGCGAACAATTATTATTAAATAAGATTAATAGTTTATGAGTAGATTAAAAAAGATTTACCACATTGCCGATGTACACATCCGTAATGTGAAAAGACACAATGAGTACAGACAGGTTTTTGAAAAAATGTTTGAGGAGATTCGTAAAAGAGGTACGGAAGATTCAATCATTTATTTAGCAGGAGATATTGCTCATGCTAAATTAGAATTATCTCCTGAATTAGTTAGAGAGATAAGTTGGTTATTTACCGAATGTTCTAAATTATGTGAAACAATCCTTATCACAGGTAATCACGATTGTAATATGAACAATTCGGATAGATTGGATGTTCTTACTCCAATTGTAGAGGCGTTAAATTTATCAAACTTTACATACCTAAGAGATACACAAGTTTATGGAATAGGTGGAGTTGATTTTGCAGTATTCAGTATTTTTGATAACAAAGATAATTGGCCTAAAGCAGAAACTTTATCCGGCAATAAAAAGATTGCTTTATTTCACGGACCAGTTGATAATTCTCAAACGGATATTGGATATGTAGTATCTTCTCGTCATTTTACAACGGATATGTTTGATGGATACGATTTAGCCTTATTAGGTGATATTCACAAACGACAGGAAATGATTTCTCCAAAAGGCTGTAAAGTAGTTTATGCCGGTTCATTAGTTCAACAAAACTTTGGTGAAACTTTGGATAAGCACGGATTCCTTGCTTGGGATTTGGATACAATGAGTTACGAAGCGGTTGATATTCATAACGATTATGGATATTATACTATGGATATTGATAATGGGAAAGTTCCTATTGTATCAGATATGCCAAACAAGCCTCGTTTAAGAGTTCGTTTATCTAATACTGATTCTGCGGATACGAAAAGAGTAATGGCTGAAATTAAGATGAGATATGGTGTTGAAGATTTTACGATTATCAGAACCGATTCTCTTTCTAAATCAAAGACAGGTAATAGATTAAACAAATTAGATTTTGAAGATATTTCGGATATCAATTATCAGAACTCACTTATAAATGAGTATGTTGAAAGAATGATGCCGTTTGTAGCAAAAGAAGATTTAGAAAAATTAGAAGGAATTAATAGAGATATTAATAGTAGAATTGTAAATGAAGATGTACAAAGAAATATACAATGGAAACCAATTCGTTTTGAGTTTTCAAATATGTTTAGTTATGGAGAGAATAACAAAATTGATTTTACAAAGTTAGGTGGATTAATGGGATTATTTGCACCAAATGCATCGGGTAAATCTTCTCTATTTGATGCAATATCATTTTGTTTATATGATAAAAGTAGTAGAGCTTATAAAGCAGCTAATATTCTAAACAATCGTAAATCAGATTTTATTTGTCACTTACACTTCCAAATAGATGGGTTAGATTATCATATTGAAAGAACTGCAAAAACAATTAACAAAGGAAAGAATGTTAAAGTTGATGTACAATTTTGGAGACAAGATGGTGATGATAGAACTTCCTTAAATGGAACGGAAAGAAGAGATACAAATACTATCATTGAACAATATGTTGGTACATATGAAGATTTTGTATTAACTGCATTATCTTTACAAGGTAACAATGCCCTCTTCATCGACAAATCCCAATCAGAAAGAAAAGATTTGTTAGCACAATTTATGGGATTAAATATATTCGATAAATTATATGAAACGGCTAGTGAAGATATTAAAGAAGTGTCTGTCCTAATTAAGAACTTTAAGAAAACCGATTTCACAACGGAATTAGCTGATAAAGCAACTGAATTAAAAGATAAGAAAGTTGAATTAAAGGATTTGGAAAAGGGATTGGGTAGGTTAAATGATGATTCTACTGATTTAAATAATAGAATTGTTGGATTGAGTGCAGAACTTACTCCAATGGATGGTAATTTAGATTTGGATAGTTTAACTAAACAAGAAGGAACTATTGGTAGAGATATATTATATATTCTTGCAGAAAAGAAAGCCAAATTAGAATTGATTGAATCTCAAACTAATATTTTAAATGAATTATCACAATCAATAGAAGATACAAAATTATTTAATCAAACTATTGATATCGAAACTACATATTCAAATTATCAACGAGAACAAAAAGCATTAACTGAAGCAACTAAAACTTATGATATTGCAAAGTTGCATGTAAGTTCTGCAGAAGAAACAATTTCACATTTAGATAATCATAAATACGACCCAAATTGTGAATTTTGTTGTGATAATACTTTTGTAAAGGATGCAATGAGAGTAAAAGAATTATTACCTCAATTGAAAGAAATACTTAGAGAAGCATTGGTTGATTGTACCGGTATTCAACAAACATTGGATACGATGGAAGGTGTGGAAGAACAATACAATGTGTTTAATGATTTGAAAGTTAAATATAGTAAAGCAATTGTTATTAAAGAAAAATCTGAAGCAGAGTTAGAAGGAATGGGTACTAAAGAACAATTGCTAGAACATCAATTAGAATCAGTTAAAGTTAATATTCAAAAATATCACGACAATGAAGCAACTATTAAAAAGAATATACAAATTAATGAAGTGATATCTGGTTTAAAAAGAACTAAATCTGAAATAGAAGATGAAATCAAAAAAGTAACCAAAGATATAGCAAGTGTGAATGGCGCTATTTCTTCCATATCTTCGTTTATAGAGGGGATAAAAGGTAAGATGAATGATGTTAAGGAGTTAGAAGAAAAGAACCGCCTATACACCTATTATTTAGATGCAGTTAAGAGAGATGGTATTCCATATGAGTTGATTTCAAAAGCATTGCCAGTAATTGAGAATGAAGTAAATAATATTCTTTCACAAGTAGTTGATTTTGGAGTAGTAATGGATGTCGATGGTAAATCAATCAATGCCAAAATTGTTTA